GGACATTGCAAAATAATCCGAACTCGGGCTATTGCTAAAACTAGGGTCAATAGCTAGTATGTATTTTTTATCTGGATTACCTTTTATTAAAGTCGTTGGACTTTCTCCATCTGGTATTGTACATTCGTGCATCTTTTTTGCGCTGAAGTAACTGTCGCTACCATCCGTGAATTGGCCACAATACTCTCTTTGAAATGATGAATGAGATGACCCTCCGTTTGCTGCTTCCTCAATTACAGTTTTATCTATCATGTCTTCAGGTAAAGCTTCATAACTTAGCTGAGACACAAAATACCTCGAGTCTTGAACTTTTTCTTCTTTTGACTCTATATTGGATATCCACTCTTGGTATGTCTTGTAAAGATTCTCGAAAGTAAAACTTGCAGAAGACAAGGCAATCATTTTAGTTTGGTTTTCGAATTCCATCCTATCCTTTTCTTCCATCATCCCTTGCTCTATCAATTTGTCTTCCATCTCTCTAACTTTTAGTCTTTCCCCCATATTTTGAGGAGCGACAAGGAATGGCATGAGAACAGTTCTGATAGTATCTTCCGGGAGTAAAAGATATTCGTCGAGTACCAATA